GTCGTCAAACTGAATGCCCCAGCCGTGCTCGAACAAGTAGCGCACCAGGTTCCAGCAGTGATACTGCTCGTAGGAAAGCCCCAAAATGGGCTCAACCAGCGCCGCCAGGTCGGGCATGGCCTGAGTACTCATAGCAACCTTCTGGGCACGTTAGGAAAACCGGAGCTGGCTGTGTAGCGTCGCTTCGGCATCGTGCCAGACAGTGTGATGCCCTCAGCCTGAAGGTCCACCACCGCGCTCACAAAGTCGGTGGCCACCTGCATCACGGCAAACACCTCCCCTGCCGTAAAGGGCGTCTCATCCGGTTGCATCAGATCGACTTGCCATATCGTGGCGATCCAGGGCGTGTTGGGTCCCCAGTACGTCTCCAGTAAGGATTGAAAGCCCTGATCCACATTCCCTGCGGTGAGCCGGAGGCGCGTAAGGGTCAGCGAGTTAGCGTCTTCAAGCGAGTCAAGATTCAACGGGAATCTCAGGAACGTGATCCCGTGGAAGAGAATATCCTGATCGGCATGGGCCAGACGAAGCTGCGCTGGTGCGCCTAATATGTCTAATTGAAATAACATAGAAAAGATATGGTCTGACTGTAACTGATTCTTTTCTCTAATCGAATTAATACTTAACAAACGCGGCATGCTAAAAAAGTTCCTCGATTATGACCGAAAAGGACCACCAACTAAACCTATTCTGGTTATTCGTTTCAGGCCCGAGTAATTTGGTCGGGGATTCCATCACGCCGTCCGCAAAGCGCCCGATGGCATGCGGCAGATACGTCACCACATTGCACGACCCCGGCCCGCCCGCATTGGAGCCCGCGAGGGCAAAGGACGTCGGGTCAATACGCTGCACCGTCCAGAAGCCATTCAGGCTCGTATTGGGCACGCTACTATTGATCCACACGATCTGGCCGGTCTGGTAGCTATGTTGCAGGACGCACACGACGGGCGATGTGTTGGTGTAGTTCACGGTGTCAAAGGCGGTCGAGTGCAGCCACTCAAAGTCCAAGGCACCGGCGCGGCGTGTCTGGAAGAAGTCACGGATGACGCGCATCTCGGCAGACGTCTTGCCCAGATACTCCACCTGAAACTGGCGACGGCCTCGGCTGTGCATGGGACGCCTGATTTCGTACCCCTGGTCCGACACGTAGGTATGCATTGGATCTATTATGGCTGCGGCGCTGATGCTCGACGGTGTTGGTGACAACGGATATATTGCCATGTGTTACCTTTGCCCATTGCGAAGCACCTGCCCGATGCGTGAGCCTGAGCCCTGGGCAAGCTCATCGAGCACATAATTGATGACCACGGATCTGCCGAGACTGCGCTCTTGCGCCGCCGTCTTTTCTGCCTGTTCTTTTGATGCGACGTTGATTATGGAAATCCCGGCCCCACCAGCGGCTTGACCGCCCGCGCTCGGGCCAGCCTGCATAGCCGATTGGATGAGCGAGTTGAGCTGTGGCCTATTCAGGATCACCTCTGGGTTATAGGCGCCTTCCCCGACCATCATCAGCGTGGGCTTGTTAATCACAGCACCTGATTGCGCACCGGCGACCCCCTGGTAGTACGGGCCACTGGGGATGGTGGTCGTCGTGGTCGTGGTCGTAGGTGCCAGCGCCCCGCCCAGCGCCGTGAGGCCAATCTTGAGGAGGGCCTGGAAGCCCGCGCTAATGGCGATCCGGGCGAGACTTTCAATGATGCTTTTCGCCATCCGCTCAAACGCCTGACTGACGTTTTGGGTGCCATCCGCCAGGCTGAGGAGGCCATCGGTCAGGGACTGACTGACCGCCTCCCCGGCACGCCTCGTCAGCTCCATGGCCTCATTCAAGCGTTCTTGTTCCGTAATGGCCCGCAGGCGGGCCTCATCCTCGGGGGTGAGTTCGATGTTTTGCCGTCGCGCTTGTGCTCGCAGACGCAGCTCGGCCCGTTCCTCACGCGGCGCCCGCAGGCGTTCGAGCGTCCCCTCAATGTTCTGCGTCATCCCTTCGGCAGCGGCTTGCGCTTCGCGTTGCGCATCCGTGCGCGCCTTGATGGCCGCAAAGCTGCTCTCCATCGCTTGCTTCTCTTCGATGAGCAGCTTGACGTTTGCCGCCCGCGTCTGGATTTCCTCATCCTGGGGGAACTGGGCGGCCAGGCGTGCCGCCACGTCCTCCTGGCGCGCGTCCGCCGTGAGCGAGTATTGCCGCTCCAAGGTCTTGAGACTCTCGACGGCCTGGTCGCGCTTGCGCATTTCCTCGTCGAGAGCGCGGAGATATTCACGCCCGGTCGCCATGGCCTGTTGGCGTCGTTCGCGGGCGGCGGCGTCTTGCTGGCGTTCTTCCTCGTCGATGGCCTGAAGGACCTCGCGGCCCGTCGCTCGCGTTTGCGCCAGGCGCTCCCGGTCGGGGGTCTGGGCTTCCTTGCCTGCTTCGAGCGCGCGTTGCGTGCGGCCTGCGGCGTCGAGCATGCCCTGCACGGTTTGCGGTATGCGCCGCAACACATCCTGCGCAAAGGTGGCGTTTTCGCCGGTCGGGAGGGGGATACCTCCACGGGCTGGTCCCGCATTGTAGGCGGTGAGGGCGCGCTCGACGTTGCCATTGAATTTCTGGAGGAGTTCGGCAAAATAACTCATCCCGGCCCGGAGATTGGTTTCGGGATCAAACTCCCGCCCCCCGGCGCCATACGCGGCGGCGGTGCCCGGCATGAGTTGCATCAGGCCCCGCGCACCCGCCCGCGAGACCGCCCGCGGATCAAAATTGGATTCTTGTTGCACGAGGGCGCGCATGAGGTTGGGATCGAGCCCTTTTTCACCGGCAATCCGTTCAATGAGCGCATCAAGCGAGTTCGGCGCGCCACTGGGCGTAATGGTGCGGCGGAGCCCTTCCCCGAGCTTGCCAAATTCGTCTTGCACAGCCTTCAGGGTCTTTTCCCAGGATTTAAATTTCTGGTCCGCAAGCTCCAGCGCGTCGAGAAAGGGGGCATTGAGGTCAATATCGCGCAGTTCCTGGCGCCCTTTCTCGATGATTTGCGCCATACGGTCTTCTGTCGCGTCCATCGGACTCGGCCCCGTGGACCCTGGCCCTGCGCCTTCGGCAAGTAAACGCTGTTCCAGCGAGACAATGGCACGCCGTTGCTCGGCCTGTAATGCCTGGAGTTGCGTCTGCAACTCTGCCATCATGGTGTCGGGATCTGCGCCACGCTGACGGAGCCGGGGGGCCTGCGCGCGCAAATCAGTCACTTGTTGGCGGAGGTCCTCAATCTCTTGCTGGCGTCCTTGCAGGGCCGGCGAGAGGCCCTGGAGCGAAGCAGGGATGGCCGGCGCAGGCCCACCAAGGGCGCGTTCCCGTTCTTCGCGGACTTTACGAAAGGATTCGAGTAATGACGTCGCGGCATCGGCCAGTTTGCGAACCATATCGAGCAGGCCGGACGAGGCCGCCGCCGCGCCGGCCAGTTTTAATTCGTTCGTAAACCGTTCAAAGGCGGCGGCAACAGTATTCGTCGCCGTCGCGACGTTGCCGCCAAAGTCCGTGCGGAATTGGTCACTGAAGCGCCGGACAAACTCAATACTGTCCTGGCCCTTCTCGATCATCTTGTTGAGTTCTTGGGTCGTGACGCCAAACGCCCGCGCCGCAATCTGCGTAGCGCCGGGAATGGCTTCGGCAAGCTGCTGGCGTAACTCCTCCTGGGAGACGACGCCTTTACTTACCATCTGCTGGAGGGCGAGGAGGCCCCGCTCAGTCTGCTGGGAGCTGGCGCCCAGCGCCCGCATGCCCGTCACCATATTTTCAAAGATACGGGCAGCTTGGTCCCCCTGGATGGCCGTGCCCCGGGTCGCGGCATCAAAACGCCGGAACCCTTCGGCGAGCGGGACCAGTTCAACGCCCAGCCGCTGGGCCAAGCCGATCATCTGCTGAAAATTCGCGGCACCGCCGCTCACACCTTGGGTCGCGGTAAATTGCTGACGGAGCTGCTGAAACTGCACGCCGACCGTGATGATACTCGTCGCCAACTCTTTCATCTGGCCGACGATGGCCCCGATACTGGTCGCCAGGCCGATGCCGCCCGCGATAGAGAACACCGCGCGCAAGGCCGTGCCGTGCGCCTGCGTGGCCTGAGTCGCCTGTTCCTGTTCCTGGCGCTGCTGGCGAATAGCGTCGAGCAGTTGCAGTTGCGCCTGGCGGTATTGCTGCGTCGCCCCTTGCGCCTGGGTATAGGCTTGCGTCTGTTGCTGGATCGACTGATTGAGGGCTTGGAAGGCTTGCGCAACCTGTTGCGTCGATTGCTGGGTCGTAGCACTCTGCGTACGGGTTTGCGTGAGAGCCTGGTTGAGGGCATTCAGGCGCTGCGCGGCATCGGTCATCGCCTGCGTAAACTGCGAGTTGTCAGCGCGTAACCTGGCGACCACATCCCCGAGTAAAATCTCGCTCACCGTAACCCCTCGCTAGCCAGTACCATTGCGCACATCCGGGGGCGGCATCCCCGCTGGTCGGGGGCCGTCCGGGATCTGGTTCCAGTATTCGACAAACGCGCTCATGCGCTCGACGGGGTCCTCGGGCTCTGGTACCTCATCAGGCTCTGGCAGCGGCGCATAGCCCAGCCACGTCCGCACCTCATCCCAACTAAACGGCTCGCGCTGGCGCTCCGGGTTGCGGTGGACGTTGACAAAGTGCCACAACAGCAGGGCCAGGGGCCGCTGCTCCCGCTCAAGACGCCGGGTGTACTGCTCCATGAGCCAGTGCGCCTCCAGGAACGTGAGCCCCCAGAACTCTTCGTCACTCAAGCCAAGGCAGGTGCGCTCAACGCTCCAGAGGGTGCCCCAGTCGATCCGCCCAAAGGGTCCCGCTCACGCGCCTCCGCGTCATCCGAGGGCGGGGCCGTGGGCGTCGCATTGTTCCACGCCTGGAGAATAACCCCCACATAGGGGATCAGTCCTGCCGGGTCCGCATAGGGTAAACCCGTCTCGATCTGCTCCAAGGTCACGCTCGGGTCTTCATGCTGGCACCCGCGCCACAGCAACGTGGCAATGTTGAGATAACTCAGCTTACTCAGGTCGTTGTCGAGGAGCATTTCGCTCAGGCGCCGGATCGCTTCATAGAACGTATACTCGCGGCCCCACAGGCGCGTGAGGTCCAGCTCGACCTGCCGCACGGCGCCGCGTGTAAAGCGCAGGTCGCGGGGACGATCCAGCACCACCTCAACGGGCGCAATGACATAGGGGATCGCCATAGGGCTCCCTTCTACAAGGTAAACGTCATAGCTTCATCGGGGCTCAGGACCGCCCGCACCATGAGCGCGTTATCCACCGGGAGTGTGGGATTGGCCCAGTCGCCCACGAAGGCGTTAAAGGTCCACTCCGGGACCCCCACCAGGTTATACGTAATCGTGATGGGGACACTGGTACCGTTCAGCGCCGCCGCCAGCAAGGCCGCATGGCCCGCGTTCGTGGGGACCCAGTTAAACTCTAAGGGAATCTGTTTGCCGCGCTTGAGGGTGGGAATACTCACGCCCCAGCCACCTCCGTCGTGGGCGCTTACGTCCACTAACGCCGTCGCGAAACCCACGTCAGAGGCGTTGCGTAACTCGACAATCGTATCGGTCCCGATCTTGACAATAACCCCATGAGCAGATTTTGCCTGGGTTGGCATAGGAGCCTACTTTCTAGCGCTACGGTGCCCAGCGCATCTGGCCGTCGATGGCGATCACGATGGAGCCTTGCAACGGACCAATAGGAAAATTCGTCCCGTGCTCGCTCACCCAGCCTTCCCAATAGGCGGCGGCGCGGGGCACAGTGGGGTACACCAACATCCAGGGGCGTTTGGTCGTCGCCAGGGCCAGCGCGAGCGCACCAGTAATATTGTCGTGGGTGGGAGCATCCGGGACCATGTTGAGATCAACGCGCATGGCTTTGCCGCGCTTGAGGATGGGGATAGAAACGCCCCAATTATTGCCGTCGTGCGCGGAAACGTCCACTAACTCGATGGCAAAGCCCGCGTCGTTCACATTGCGCACCTCCGCCACCGTCGCATAGGCACTAGTGCGTGCAAGCGTGCCGCCGCTGGTATAGGCGCCGGTGCCGGTGGAGCCGCACAGTTCCAGGTGGGTCGCATCCACGCGGCGGACGATCCAGGAGCCATTGGCCCCCAGATTCCCGAGGACGCCACTGACCGTGCCGTAACTCACATCGACAATGCCATGGGGCGCGGAGGTCGTTACGATAATAGGGGTCGCATTGGTGGCGCCCGTGAGCGTGATGGCCGCCGGGGCGACGCCATCCCCGAGGCGCAAGGCCATGCCATGGGCAGAGCGTGCCTGGGTGGGCATAGCTAGCCCTCCCGCTCAGCGTCAGCGTCCGGCTCCTCATCCTCCGGCTCATCGGGCACCGGGACGGGCTGCGGCTCTTCATCGGGCTCAGGAGGCTCGGGTGCGCCCTGGGTGGTCGGCATTGCGCGAAACGCCGCGCAGTGCTGCTGATGGTGCGTGATTTGTTCGATGCGGAGGGTATCGTAGCCGCACCCAGGACAGACATATTGGGGCAGTCCGTGCCAGGCTTCGGTAATGTAGTAGGATTGCGGGGCTTGGGCTGGCGCAGCCATGATGCTCTCCCTCGACCCACCAAGCGTGGGGATCAGAGATAACATCCGGCGTGCTGTGCCTACCCATTGCAGGGCGGTGTGCGACTACCGGGACAGAACAAATTGTGGACAGACTCTAGCAGGCGAGGCGTCAGGATGCAAGTACAACGAACCACGCCCAGAGGTCGCAGCTCCCTGGGCGTGGTGGTGAGTATGGCGCCATGGCCCGATGCAAGGCCATGACAGGGCACACTATAGCAGGGGACGCAGGAAGACACAAGCTTATGCTGCCCGCTGGCAGCGCACCGTAAACGTGATCGTGGGCCGATGCATGTCGTCGATCCGCAGCAAAAAGGGCGACTGGAGCGCCTGAATCATGAGATACGCCGTGCCACTGAGCGTCTGGTTCGCCACCCCATCCAGCGCGTCCCACGCGGCTTGGGCTTTCGCCCGTGCCGCCGCATAGCCATACGGCGCGCCACGACTCACCACTTGGATCACCGGCTGTTCCACCCGCGACGGCGGCGTGTCGTGGCTGCGCTGGGGGGGCAAGCCCGGCACTTCGAGCAGCGCCACGAGCGGCGTCTCGACCGTGGCTGGGGTATCGAGCGGCATCGTGCCCTTAAACAGCGTCACGCCGACCGTGCCAATCCCGGCTGTTTGGAGAAACACGCCGAGTTCATCCAGTAACATCACTCCTCCTCCCGCCGATGATGGCGGGTGATACGCACGTCCACCTCGCCCGCCAGCGTCCCGTCCTCCACGCGAAAGGTCAGGGTCACTTCCGCAAACGAGCCTCGGCACAAGAGCGCGTCATACTGCTGCTCCAGCAGGGCCCACAGCCACGCCTGCTGGCGCTGATTGATCGCGGTGTGGTGCAGCGCCTGTTGGCGGGCGTCCGTCAGCGCGGGGAGCGGTTTGCCGTAGCCATCAAGGCGCTGCCGTGCGGACGCCATACGTTAGCTCCTCAAGGCTGCGGCGAGGCGTTCAAGCATGCCCGCTGTTGCGGCGAAATAGGGCTGTTGCAAATAGAACGCTTGGCCGCCCTGCGGGTGGTTATATTCCGTGTTGAAATGCTGGATCGCGGCGTATGGCACCGCTCCAAAGTTCCCATAGCGTACTTCTGATCCCTGGGCATCTGATCGTACAGTTCCGCTTGATACTAAAGCTCCTGTATCATGTGGGACTAAAGGATGACTCGCTTCTAAGATGGCATTGGCTTCGGTATCGACCGCCCGCAACAGGTCAGGCGGGAGTGTCGTCGCCAGGATCGCCAGGCGCTGAAGCACCTCAGACACCCCCGTCACTTCGAGCGTAAACATATCGTGTCTCCTCTCGCGCTACTCATCGCGTGTCTGTGCCCGTAACGGCAACTCCCACGCCGCATCCTGGTCGAGGCCATTGTCGGCGGTGCCAATGAACCAGTACAGCACGCCAGGCTCCAGCATGACCTCGCGGGAGAGCAGGCCGATAAAATGCCCCTCGCTGCCCGCCATATACTGCATGGTCACAGGCCAGGTGCCGGTGGGCCATGGGACATCCACATAATCGAGCGTCTGCACGCGAAACGTCACCAGGGCAGCGGCATCGAGCGGCACCGCTGCGCCGGTCGTGACGTCGAACGTGGCGCCGCCCGTGAGATGCACGACCGTATCGTTATCCACATAGGCAATCATACGGCTCTCCTCACACCCCGGTTGTAATGGCCCACGCGCCCACGAGGGCCTCCTCTAGCTCCCACGTGCCGGTAACGCCGACCTCCAAACTCCAGCTGCCGCCAATCGCCCAGCGGCGGAACCGCGTCCCGCTCGCCGCCAGGGTCTGAGGTGCCTGCACGACGGCGACAGTGCCCTGAATCCCCTGGCCACCAGCGGCACTGAGGGTCTGGGCCTCCTGTGCCAGGACGGCGGTGCCAGTGATGACCGACAGGAGCAGCGCGTCGAGCGTCTGACCCTGCTGCGCCACCGCCACGCTGCCACGGATCGTGAGGGTGCTCAGGCTACTGAGCGTCTGCATGTCCTGGGTCGCGCTGAGACTCGCCTGCACCGCAAGACTGCTGGTACTCGCCAGCGTCTGGGCCTGCTGGGTGAGGGTGAGCGTCCCCTGGAGGTCCCGCATCCCGATAGCCGCCAGGGTCTGCGAGTCCTGCACGAGACTCAGCGTCGCCCGCAGCGGGAGCGTGCCCGTACTACTGAGCATCTGGGACGCCTGAGTGGCCAGGACGACGCCAGTACCCGCGCCCTGGCTAATCGCCTGGAGCGTCTGTGCGGCCTGCGCGACACTGAGGGTGCCCCGCACCGCCAGCGTGCCGGCACTCGTGAGGGTCTGAGCATTCT